CAAGCTAAGGCTGGAACGCAAAAAGGATTTTTTACGATGAGCAAAAGCGCATCAGGAAGTTTTAAATATTATAGACCAGGTACTGCAATCATAACATCTACAGCAGCCAATCAAGCTAATGTAAATGGAACTTACTATTTGTTAGCCTCAAATAATACAGTTGGAGCTGAATATTCTGTAGCTAATTTAGCCTTTGCTAGTATTCAAGAATCACTTAATGACACCGAAGAAGCTAATTTTAGAGCAGCCGTTATAGCATTTGAAACCACTTTAAGCAGAAACGTATGATAGTATATTTATTAACAGAAACACAAAAAGAATTGTTAGTAGGACAGTGGTATGAAACAGACAGTTTTTTTAATCCAATACAAGATATTAATGACAACTGGGTTATATCTATTGAAGAAATGCATGATTGCGTAAACCCTGACTTTATGTGGGTAAAAGATTTAGAAAAGATAGAATACCAACCGAAACCAATTGAGCCTCCTTTTTAATTATTAATTAATAAAATTATATAATTTAAATATAAAAAATAATGGGAAAATATTTTAATGCTTTTATAATGTCCATAATAACTTTTTTTTCTCCTATAGCAGGATTATTATTAGCTGTCGGAGCTATGATTATTTTAGACACTATATTAGGCATTACAAAGGCTATTAAAAATGAAGGATGGGAATCTGTTACTTCAAGAAAAGCAAGTGTTATTATAAGTAAATTTCTACTTTACCAATTAACAGTAATAACATTTTTTATAATAGACTATAACTTAATAAATGAGTTTACAAAAGTACATTATCAAAACAATTATTTATTAACTAAATTTATAACGCTCTCTTTATGTTTTGTTGAAGCAAAAAGTATAGATGAAAATATTAAATCTATATTTGGATTTTCTATTTGGACAACCCTAAAAGAAGTTTTAATAAGAACACAAGAAATAAAAAAAACTATAAAAAAATAAAATTATGAAATTATCAAAACATTTAGATCTAGCGGAAGTTACAAGATCAGAAACTGCAAAAAGAAAAGGAGTTAGCAACATGCCTACTCCTGAGCATATTGAAAACTTTAAATTATTGGCTGAAAAAATATTCGAGCCTATTAGAGAGCATTTTAATGTTCCTATTTTTATATCTAGTGGATATAGAAGCAAAGCTTTAAACCAAGCTATTGGTGGGAGTTTAACCTCACAACATTGCCAAGGTGAAGCAATTGATATTGATATGGATGGTAGCTCAAGCGGAGTTACTAATGCTCAAGTATTCCAATTCATTAAAGACAACTTGAATTTTGACCAAATGATTTGGGAATTTGGAACAGATAAAAATCCTGATTGGGTTCATGTTTCTTATGAATCAACTGGTAAACAAAGAAAACAAATACTTAAAGCCATAAAAGTTAACGGTAAAACAAGTTATGTTCCTTATAAATAAATTAAAACTACAAAAACTTAAAAAATAAAACTATGAAATTTTTTAGAGAAATGTTTAGTGATGATAATTCTATTAATGAAAAATCTTTAATTGGATTTTTAGCTTTTATTATGATGTGCTCATTTGCAATTGTAGATATTGTTACAGGATATTTAGGCAAAGAGCTGATTGTAAATGAATTTATATTTACAGCATTTGAAGTGCTTGTATTAGGTTCATTTGGAATTGCTGCAACAGAAAAAATTACTAATATTATTAAAACTAACAAAAACGAAGAAAATGAGTCTGAGTAAATTACAAGAAAAAATTGGGGTAACTGCTGATGGAGCGTTTGGCCCTGGAACAATGAAAGCTGCTATGGCTTTTTATGGGTTTACACCTGAGAGAGCTGCACACTTTTTTGCACAAACAGCACATGAGTCTGGAAACTTTAAAGCGTTCTCTGAAAACTTAAACTATTCTGCTGACGGATTGGTAAAAATCTTTGGCAAATACTTTACAGCGGCCACTGCCCCTAAGTATGCTAGAAACCCTGAAAAAATTGCTAACAAAGTTTATTCTTCTAGAATGGGCAATGGTGACGAAGCTTCAGGAGATGGCTGGAAATTTAGAGGAAGAGGGGCTCTTCAATTAACTGGTAAATCAAACTATCAAGCATTTTCAGATTATTTGAATAACCCTGATATTATGACTAATCCTGACTTAGTTGCAGGTGAGCTTTCTTTTGAGTCTGCTAAATTCTTTTTTGATAAAAACAAACTTTGGGATATATGTGATAAAGGTGTAACTAAAGAAACTATTTTAGCTTTAACTAAAAGAATCAATGGCGGTACCCACGGAATAACCGATAGAGAAGAAAAAACATTTAAATACTATACATACGTTAAATAATGAAATACATACTTATAATTCTTATTATTTTACTAGGAGCATATATGTGGTTATCACATGATAAGTTTGTTCAAAACGAAGCTATTATACAAAGACTAGAAGACAGTTTGTCTAGAAAAGTAGACACCTTGATAGTAGAAAGGGATGTGGTAAAAGACCATTACATTAAATCTAAAGAGATTGTATATAAGATAGACGAAAGATACATTGCAGGCAAAGATTCTGTTTGTGATAGCTTAGTAGTAGCCCTAAAAACATCTCTTACAAACTGTGATAAAGTAATAGTTAAATCAGATACTTTAATTAAAACACTATTAGTTAGAGATACTGTAAGGCAAAATCATATACAATATTTACAATCTAAAAATAAGTTTTCTTTAATTGCAGGCCCCACCTTATCACTTACCCCACAAGGCATTCAACCTGGAATAGGTATTTCATTTGGTTTTAAATTAAAATAAATAAATAACAAGGATTAACTATGAAAACATTGTCTAAAGAAGAATTAATAAGTAGGTTAGAAGCTATTAATCGTAGTAATGCTATTATTTATTTTGACCTTAATGGTATAATTCTTGGAGTAAATTCTATTTTTTTAGAGACAATGGGATATAAAGAAGGAGACCATGAAAAAATTATAGGTAAGCATCATAGTATTTTTGTTTCTACTGACTATGCTAATTCAAAAGAATATGAAAAGTTTTGGAAGAAATTAAGAGATGGTCAATTTTATGAAGGGGAATTTGAAAGAGTTAAGTTAGATGGAGAACTTATTTATTTACAAGCAACTTATAATCCTATATTAAATGAAAATGGAGAGGTTACTAAGATAATGAAAATTGCTAATGATGTTAGTACAACAGTTATAGCAAAAAATGAAATTAATGCTGTAAGTAAAAGTAATGCTGTTATTTATTTTGATTGTGATGGATATATTCTTGGGGCAAATTCTCTTTTTTTAAAAACTATGGGTTTTGATGAAAGAGATGAGAATAAAATTATTGGAAAACATCATAGTATTTTTGTAAGTTTTGAGTATTCAAAATCAGAAGAATACAAGGAGTTTTGGAAAAAACTAAGTAGTGGTAAATTTTTTGAGGGGGAATATGAAAGAAAAAAAATGAATGGGGATACTATTTATTTAAAAGCTACTTATAATCCAATACTTAATAATGATGGGGTTTGTAAAAAAGTAATGAAAATTGCTAATGATATTACTGAGACTGTTGTTAGTAAAAACAAAATCAATGAGTTATCTAAAAATTTACAAGTAGAATTAGATAATTCTAATAAGCTTAGAGTTGCTTTAGAGATAGAAAAAAATAATGTTTTAGAAGATTTAGAAGCAACAATTAAAAAAAGTCAAAATGAATTAATTGGTACTATTGTTAAAACTGCTTTAGGAGTTATAGTTAGCGTTGGCTTTATAACAACTGTAATGTATTCATTTGCAATTTTATCAAATAAAGATACTCAAATAATTGGATCAACTTGGAGTAATATGTTTAGTGTATTATTAACTAATGCATTTTCTATTGTAGGTACTATTATGGGTATTAAATATGCTACTCAAGAAAAAAAAGAAGATAAAATATAAGTATTGTCGTATCTTTGTACTTAATAAAAATTAAAATAATATTAAAATTATTTTTTAATTTTGTGTATTAGTTTAATTTTTAATATTTTTATATTAAAACCCACATAACACATGGTAAATCAACAAGTTGTAAATAAATTTTTAAATTGGACAAGCAGTAACAAAAATTATTTAGAAATTGCAAGACCTAATAAAAAAAGATTATTAAAAAAATTAAACAATAATAATTTTAACTTAACTTCAGAAGAGCTTGA